GTGCTTGAAAATGCCATGTCAGTCTCCTAGATTAAGTTTCACGGCAGGTGATCTTGACGATACCTTCATCGTCAATGGCAACAGCGCCAGCACTGAAGACCTCGTTCACCAACCAAGAAGTCTTCTCGGCGATGTAGTTGATCTCGGTACGCATGGCGATACCTTCACCGTAGCCCACGGCATCCTTGTGGAATGCGTAGCAGGTGCGGTCAAGAGAGCCGTCAATTGGCAAGCCACCTTCAGAGCGGTCACCCAACACATGGAATGTGAATCCCAAGAAGGTGTTGAGCTCGCCTTGCACCAATGCTTTCACACTGTTGAAGTCGGAGCTGGTCACGCTGGTTTCGGACAACAAGTTGGCCAAACCATTGCCATGGATGATGATGTTGCGACCATCAGGCGGCACATTGTTTTTGTCCATTAAGCGCTTAGCTTCGCGCAGCTTGGCAATGTTCATGTTGGTATTTGCACCACCAATGCTGTTGGCAACGGTCAAGCTGGTGCTGGATGCATTGAGTGCGTCCAGAATCATTTGGTCTTGACGACGGCCCATAGCGCCAGCAACAACTTGCACCAATTCTTGGCGCTCATCGAAGTTGACCTTGGCTTGGCTGAAGATGTCGCTGTACTCTGCAGCGTTGTAGTCAGCCAATGTCAAAGTGACAGAGCTGAAGCCAACATTTAGAGGGGTGACATCGGATTGGGGTACGCGAATAGTCGCAACACCCTTGCCCACTTTGGGGAACTTGACAGTTGAACCTTCGACTCCACGACGCTGGCGAACCGCCGGAACCAACATTGCCTTACCTTGGTAGGCTTGTTTGACTTCCGCGTCGAAGAGAGTAACGAAGGCATTGCTTAAAGAAATGCTCATTGGGATACCTCATTCGGTTGTTGAAAAACAGGGTTCTCGCGCCGGTAAGCCTGATAGTCAGGGCCGAATGCTTGCTGGTATCGCCAGCCAATCGTCTGCATCTCGCAGTGGTCAGGGTCGGTTGCCCGGTAGGCCTTGGCCGGATTGTATGACTTTTTTGCCACAACGCAATAGGTAGGTTTGGGTGTTGCACAAAAAAGACCCAGCCGAAGCTGGGTCAAGGGCAACTGCTTGCCTTGGAGAGATTACTTAAAACTTGCTTGGAACATCTTCTCGACCTTGGTGCGGTAGCCGGGATCGGTCTTGTAGCGCGGATCGTTGACCATCTGGTAGAGCTCATCCTTGCTGGGTGCGCCCTCAAGCGGGGCGCTCTGGGTTGGCACTCTGCCCTCATAGGCTTCGCGCACCTTCATCAAAGCGGTGATGCCGCGAGCGGTGCCACCCATGATCTTGAACTCTTCAAAGTCATCCTTTGACCAGACACCCTTGTTGACCAAGCCGCGAGCCCAGTCCACCATGCCGTTGACGATTGCGCCACCATTGGGGCCCAGCTGCTTCATCTCGGCTGCCGGGTCAACCATGTCGCCTTGCATCAACTCACGCGCTTGGGTTTGCAGGTTGCCCACCAAGTCATCAAATGCAGCCTGCGACAGACCGTTTTCCTTGGCCCAGCCTGACAGGGTAGTGGCGATGGGGTTGGTTTCAGCTTCTTCGCCAAAGGCCTTGAGGTCGTACTTGCCGTCTGCTGGCGCTTTGTGCTTGCCTTGGCTGATTTGCTTGCGCAGATCCGACCAGCTCTTGGCAATGCCTTCTAGGTCGGGCTCGTTGGAGTCCTTCTTCCAGAAGTTTTCTGGCCAAAAGTCTGGCCGCTCTAGGGGATCATCATCGCCTGTTGGCGCTGAGCTGGTCGCCGCAGTTGTGTCAGATCGGTGGTCAATCTCTACGGCTTGGGGATTGGTCGGGGTGGTTTGGTCGCTCACTTGCACGTTGTCAAGTAGGCCGGTTCCACCGGGCTCGACGGTTGCTGTGTCTGTCATAGTTTCCTTGCTTGTTGAATCCGCACCTCAATGTCCCTCACCACCGTCCTTTGCCCTTCGGCAAAGAAGGCGTGTGAAGGGTCTGTGCCCGGCACGGCGATGGGCACATTCACATACATGAGCTGCAACCACTGCAGCAGCTTCTGGCCGTCTTCTGAGCCAAACACCCGCAGCGTCAGCTTGGCCAGATCCTCGCGTTTTTGATCAACCTCGCGGATGTCGCTTGGCTGGCCAATGGCTTCTAGTTCTTCCCAGCTCATTTTTCTGGCATCTCCATCATTTCGTCTTCATCAGCAAATGGGGACATGCCAGACTTGATGCGCATCTTTGCGTGTTCATAGGCCTTGTCCATGATGGATGGCGGCATATTTGTGAAGAATGATTTGCTCTCCACATCTGTGCTCAATAAGTAATTCAGTTCTTTTTTGGTAAGGGTTGGGACAATCAAAGGTATTTCCAACTCCTTGCCGTCCATGCCAACGCCTACAGATATCTCTGTCGACACATCGCCATTGGATCTCTTTAGCTCGCCAAAGTAGCCCATACCTTTTTTCTCACCGCTTGGTCGGTTTCCATAATCCATCACATTGCTCCTTCTGGTGCGGGTAGGGCTTGCATGCCAGCACCAGCTTGGGCCTGCATGGCCATGGCTTGTGCGATAGCTTGCTGCTGTTGCTGATTTCTCATCTCTTCCATGAGCACGGCACGCTCGGCTGCGGTGTTGCGCACGGCTGCTGGCACGCCCAGCTTGTCGGCCAGATAATCCACCAGCATGTCGGTCTTGATGGCCAGCTGGCCGTCGGTGCCCAAGCTCTGAGCGATCTGCATGTACTGCATGATGGCGTTGACCTCTTCCATGTTTTGCGCCATGGCCAGCGGTGCCACTGGGGTGACCTTGACTTCCAAGCCATTGACCCGCAGCGGCATGTCGATCAAGCCACGCTCGTCCATCACTTCCAAGATCTTGGCGGTGACGGGGATCATGGTTTCGTTGATCAAGCGGCCAAAGGCAGAGCCAAGGTTCTGGGCCAACTCCTTCATGCGCTCGACGATCTCGGTGGCTGAACGGGCCGACATGTTGTCTGGCGGCAGCGACTCATCCAACAAAATCCGCTTAATGCTTGCCGTCATGTCGTTGATCACCAGCTGCGACACGTTGAAGTCGCCAGAGCGGGGCAGGGCCAGCAGGGCTGGGCCTTGTGAGCCGCCATTGCGAGCAACTGGAATGATGGCGCCCGGCACAATCTTGACCGTGTTGGGGTTGAGCACACCATCATCTGCAGCGGTGTAGACACCCGCCACGGCCAGCGATGCGTTCTTGAGCAGCAGCTCTTTGACCTTGTTGAGCGTCTTGATGTCGGGCAGGGCGGTCATCAATGGACCACGGCCATAGATCTCGCCAGCCACCTTCATATACCGGCTGATCACCCACGGGCTCATCTTGCGGCGGCGGTAGACAATCTCTGTCTTGGATACCTTGTCGATAACGTGGTAGCAGTAGTCGCCACGCTTGTGGTCGTAGATGGTGGCTTCCAGCAACTCAATGTCATCGGTCGGCTTGTTCTCAATGCGGCGCTGTAGATCGTCTGATATATCGGCATCTGGCCACTGGCGCTGGATAGACTCACCCTTCATGCGCATGCGGCGGTAGACGTTGTCCACCTGACCGTTTGCGCCTTCCTCGTAGCTCACCAAGAACAGGGGCACGGGGATGAAGTTGAGTGGCTGCACATCGTCGCCGGGCTGCACCATCATGCAGGCGGTGCCGACCGCCAGATCCAGCAAGAACTCGCCCATGGCAATGTCAAAGTTGGACTGGTTCAGCATGGTGAACATCTTGTCTTGGTAGACCTCAAGCACAGCTTGGGCTTGCTGCCTGCGATCAGCGGGAATATCTGAGCCAGCTTCCAGCTTGGCCCACTTACGCTGTGGCGGGAAGACGACAGACTGCAGCCGGTTGGCAAAGCGCTGGGTGGAGTTGATCGCGGTCGAATCAAACACGCGCTGCATCTTCTTGCTGCCAGTCGCGCCACCTTCCCACACACCGTAGAGCTGGCGCTGTGGCAGGGCGAATTCGTAGGCATCTTGGTACAGCTGCTGGAATTCATCCTTCTTGGCTTGGGCAGCAACCTGCCGCTTCAAGATCTGCTCTGGTGTCAGGCGCATGCCGCCGGGTGTGTTCTTGTCGTATTCCATCATCAATCCTTTTGCAATTCGTACTTCTCCAACATGTTGCGGCCTTTGGCTGCCAGCCTTGCAGCTGCGCCAGCTGTGCGCGGCACCGGCTCACCCCACGCATTGGCTGCCAGCGCCAGCCGGGTAGGCTTGCCCTTGTCATCCACCAGTGGGCCGCTTGGGTTGGTGTAGAAACGGGTAAGGAACGATCCTTTACGACGCAGTGCTTGGCCAACTGGGCTCTTGTCTTTGACACCCGGCTGCAGGTTGCCGCTTTCACCAGAGCTCTCAAACTTGCGCCGACCGGCTTCGGTCAGCCCACCCTCTGGATCCTTGTACTTGCTCACTTCTTTTCTCGCGCCGCAGCCATGTTGTCAACCAAGTTGGGATAAGGTCGGCCAGCCTTGGCAGCGCGGCGCATGGCGTTGCGCTTTTCAGCTGACGACATCTCCTTTGGCTTGCCAAGATCTTTTGGCCGGGGCTTGTCCCAGACTTCTTTCATTTCTTTTCAGCCTTGGACATGGCAATGGCCACGGCTTGCTTTTGGCTTGTGACCTTGTCGCCACTTGAGCTCTTGAGCTTGCCAGCCTTGTATTCGCGCATGGTCTTGGCGACCTTGTCTTTCATCTTGTCTGCTTTCATGTCGTAGTGTCCGGGCATCATTCAGCTCCTCTTAACATTGGTCTGGTTATCTTGCGGGAAACGGCACCGCGCCTTGCAGCCTTGCGCTCGCCCACCTCTCGCTTGAACTCGCTCTCTACTGCAGCACGCTTGGTGCCAAAGTCGCCTTCGTCAAACTTTTCTACCTCTGGCGCAACTGGCGCGGTTGGCAGCGCAGGTGCTTTTTCGGTAAACGTGGGAATTGGCTTTGGCTCGTAATAGGTATATGGCTCGCGCTTGGTTTCATAACCAGCAAGGCCAAACAACCCGTACCGTGGCTTCTTGGTTTCTTTGATGCCGGTGCGCTCAATGACAGGATTTTTTTCCAACTCGGCCAGCGTGGCGGTGTACTCATCCAGCTTCTTTTGGTAGGCAGCTTTTTGTGTTTCATAGGCTGGCAGCAGCGACTCTTTGTATGCGGCCATTTGCTCTTCAAAGGGCCTCATCTTCTCGGCCACGCCCGCTTGGTAGCCAGTAAATGCGGTTTGGTACTGGCCAGTCAGCGCGTCAATGTTGGCTTTGTATTGCTTGGCCAAGCGGTCAATGTCAGATGTGCTGCGCCGGGCGATCTGGCGTTGTTTGAACTGGGGCAGTGTGGCCATTACTGGATCCTCATGCCTGCGCTGCCGAGATCCATACCTAGACCCAGCTCGGCATCCATGCGCTCGCCTGAGAGCAGGGATCTGCGGCCACCACGGGTGCGAGCTCTGAGTGCGGATGCCTCGGCAGCTGCAGCTTTGCGGCGCTCTTCGTCGGCAGCATCTTGCACTTCCTTGGCCTTGCGCTCCATCTCCAGCTTGTTGGTCTGGTAGTTTTGTTGCGATGTTGCAAACTGCTCGCGAGCAATGTTGGCTTGTTGCTCAAGGGATGCGCCTTGCTTGGCATACTCAGCGGTTTGCTTGGACAACTCAAGTCGCATGGCTGCTTGGTCAGAGGCCTGCTGTGCAAGCATGCTGCGTTGTTCGCGCTCAGCTTGTTGGCGTGATTTACGCGCCTCGCTCGCGGTGTAGGCAGAACTTAAAAGAATTGCGCTGGCAATGTAAATAGCCATACTTAACCTCCAATCAAAACCTGATCAATCTTGTCTGCATCAGTCTCTTGTGTCGCATGGATGCAAAACCAAACACTGTCTTCATGTGCTGTGATGATGTGATGCTGGCCAGCAAGAATGTTTATACAGGCAGGTGCCTTGTATTCGGTTCTCACTCCCTCAACCTCCACCGTCACATCGCCCTTGGCCAAAATACTCAAATGATCGTAGGCATGCGCATGGCTGACCGCAAAATGCTTTGCTGGCAACAGCATCTGCTTTGCGTATAGCCCAGCAGAAAAGTGATGCACCACACCCAAGTCAACTTCAATCATATGCAAACGATTCTAATGGGCTTTGTACAAGGGGCAATGGCTGTATATCGTGGCGATATCTCTCATGCAAACACATCAAAGTCGGTGCTGGCGCTGGACTGGCCCATGGGTCTGCCGCCAAGCTGGTGGGTGCGGGTCATGCGGTTGTATTCGCCACCGCCAAGCATCAGGTAGCCGAAGGAGTCACCAATGTGTGAGTGCTCGTTCTTGTTTGGCGCGTCCCGAAAGCGCTCTTGGCCAGCGCCAACCGCCACCCGCTTGAAGTGGTAGCCACCGGCCAGCGCTTTGCGTAGCAGCTTGCACTCGCGGTTGACAATAAGCCCCGGCTTGCCTTGAATC